AAGTCCATAAAGGAATCTCTTAGTGATTCATTTTCTGGAGTAGCACCTGTCTCGTACAGGTTATTAATACGAGCCAACTTGTCATACATTCTGACTCGTAAACCATTGATAGGTCCACCAGGAGCATCTGATATATTCTTCGGACCATAATCTTTTTGTTTCTTAACTAACAATTCAGCTAATCTATCTGTCTGTAGATAAACATACGAAGTAAATTTATCCATACCATTCATGTCATTTATATCTTTCATGCAGCAACCTTTCCTTGAAACCATTCTGAACCTAATTTTGTAAACAAACTATTTACATCTTCACCTTCTGGAATTGATATTGATATAACACCAGAAACCTTTTTAGATAAATCCTTTGTGAACTCTTTACCTGCTGGGTCACCATCAGCAAAGACATATATTCTGTCGAAGTCTGAGAGTATGCGATAGTGGTGAGACTTAATGTTCTTTACTCCTGGAACACCCACTGCAGGGATGCCAAGCTTAGTCAATGTCATAGTATCTATCTCACCCTCACAAACTGCTATCCAATCTGTTGCATCAAAGTATGCTGACACGTTATAGAGTCTAGTCTCTGAACCTGGCAATCCTAGGTATTTAGGTTCCTCGTGTCGTATCGCTCTGAATCTAATATCAACCACACCAGCAGGTGTTAAGTAAGGAATGGCTAGTCTTCCCTCATATTGTTCGTGCCCTACGAGAGGTTGGCTTACCACTCCCAGCCTGAATCTGTTTCCGTCTTGAAGAGATAGACCCCTGCTGGTTAGATAATCTTCTGCCAAGTGTATTGCTTTTTGGTAGTGAGATGTCGCTTGTTCCAGCAATTTCCTGTGCTCTAGATTTTGCTTCATGGTAACTTACTCCTTCTTGAATCATTATTATGTTATATATATTCCCTGTCACATCACAAGCAAAGCAGTTGAATGCATTTAAGTCGTGATTAACTGAGCCACTAGCATGTCTATCACCATGAAAAGGACAGTTCATTTTTCTCCATCCTCTTCCAGCAGGGACTTTACCTGCACCATAGTGTGCAAGAACCCTGCTTATTGGTGAATCCATTTTAGTAACCTGCTTCCTTTAATAAATCAAGATATACCTGAACTGGCATTGTTGCATACCATTCACCTACATCTGTCTTTCCTTTTCGTTTGTGTATAACAGCACCAGTGTTTGCTTTTGCATTTACTATTTCTACTTTGAGTTCTTCAACCCAACCAGCCAAGTCTTGAGCCTTCTGATTCTTGACTTCCAAACAAACATCTGCCACACCAGCGATGTCTCCACAATCCAGAGTGCCTTTAAGAGCACGCCTCTCCGCAGTTTTCCATCCGCGTTTTTGTAAATATCTGACAACATCAGTCTCTGCCTTAGTTCCTTTCTGTTTGTTTGGATGACTCATAGATATCCTCCTCCATCTGCCCTAGATAGCACTGCTTGCAAAGCAATGTCCAACTTTTGTAGATACTGTTTGCATGCCTCTTCTTGCACCAGTCACATGGAACAAAGACGAATCCTTGGTCAGTTTCTATATTCAAATATAATCACTCCAGCAGCAAGAGATATAACTACATACGCTAAAAGCAAAGTCACAAAGCCTCCTTAGTATCTGCAATGTACATATATTCAGGTGAGAATGAAAGATAAACTGCTTGCTCACCACTAGCATTTGCTTTTCCGTATCTGTTTTTAACAGGAGCAACTGCTAATAAGCCATTGTCTAGTTGAGCCATAGTACAAATCAAAGCAGGCAACTGAGATACCTTACCTTGAATGCTTGCCCTTGGTGGGCAAGGCTTACCATCAAAAGCTTCTGAGGTGTGGTGTAACAAAAGTATTGCAGCGTTAGTATCTCTTGCAAGATACTTAATCTCTTTCATTACTGAACGCATCCCTGACCACTCTTCGCCACCACCATCAGTAATGTCTATCAAGTTATCAAGAACTATTAAGTGTGGATTTTCTCCATGTAGTTCTTCAAAGGCTAGAACTTCTTCATCAATATCATTGAGTGAAGGAGCAGCATCAAAGGACCACTTGATGTGATTGGTTGAGGCTAACTCATCCTTTGCTTCATCAATGTTGTACTTAAGAATTTGCTCAGCATCTTCTTGGCTTTTGCCAGTAATCATTGAGAACAACCTCATGCTCATTGTGTGAGCACCAGTGTCTGCTGATATGTAAAGTGTTGGGACATTAGTTCTCAATGCAATAGCCAAAGCGAGAGTTGATTTACCTGTGCCAGGAGCACCAGCAAACATACTTACTTCGCTTCTCCGCAAGTTAATCTTGGCTATGTCAAAAGCCTTGAAGACAGGTGGCAATGGTTCGCCACCTGCTTCAGTTTTACCTATCGTCCTGACAAGTGTTCTCATATGTTAACGATGGCACACTTATCTGTAGCATTCATAGGTGCAGTGCAAGCCCAGAAATCTTTACCAGCTCGTGGTCCCTTGCTGGCAGTTCTTCTAACCATTGGTCCGTGCTTACAAGTAGGTGCAGGAGCACCATCAGTTTGTGGTTGTGCTTGAGGTTGTGCAGGAGGTGGTACTGGAGCAAAGGTATTCGTTGCACCCAATGCCTTCTTCGCATACTCAACATTTGAAGCAGCCACTGTCTCGGCTCCTAGAATTTGTTCTTCTAGTGCACCAACTACATTGTTAATGCTTCCTGCTATTGCAGCAGTTACATTAGATTGTAAGGAATCAAAACTATCTCCACGAACTGTGATGATAGTTCCATTCCTAGTCTTAACATTCACTACGAATGTTGATTCACTTGACATTTATTTCTCCTAACGGCTCTGACTTAGAACCATTCTTCCAGTAACAGAAGTCTGATACTGAGCACATTTTGCAAGTGTCGAAGTTAGGAAGGAATACTTTTTCCCTTCTTGCCTTCTCAAACAATGCGACAAGTTCGTCTAACTTTTGTAGAGTCATTGACTCTAGGCTTACTGGTGGCGTGGTTGTGCCTTGCCTTGCCATCCAGTATGTTCCCCAGTTCGGACGAACTCCTATAGCAACTTCCATCATACATGCGTAGATGGCTAACTGTAGGTCTGATTGAGGTGTCCTAGTTCCTGTCTTCAAATCAAGGATTACTAGTTCACCATCTGGTGTTTCAAAAATTCTATCAATAGCACCTGTCATATAGATGCCACCAATTTTGATATCAAGTTTTAGTTCAACTGCTGGTGCACCTTGAGGTGTAGTCCATAGTTTCCAACCTGAACCATCACGCCACTCAATCCAAGACTCAACAAACTTCTGACCATTGTTGTACCACCAGTCATAGTTCTCTCCGTTAGGATTAACCTTGCTAGTTCTTGATGACTGACGAAAGTCCTTCTTGTTTATCTTGTCGTAGCCACGCTCTTGGCTTGAGTATTCCCAAGCTTCTTTCCATATGCTCTGAACATCCATTAGAAACCCCTCTTGTGGCATTCTTCATCTATCTCTTGCCACTTCATTCCTCTGGAAAAGTTTGCAGCAAAGAATGGGTCTAACTTCTCAACCAAAGTTTGATACATACCAAGTCTTTTGATTCTCTTACCTAACTTGGTGTTCTCTTTGTTCTCTTCTGCAATCATTCCTGCATACAAAATTGCGTAGATAAGTTCAACTAAATTCTTTTCAGTGTATTTACTAGCAAGTTCTTTGATTGACTCTATGACTGACTCATCTACATCACTATCAGTTCTCTCATAGATATCTACAAAGTCATCATAGATTCCAGGTTCATCTTTATCTATGCGAGCAAGTTCTTCAAAGTACCAAGAGTCCAAAGGAAAGAAATACTTTTCTCCTTTGTCTTCCACTCTCTCAACATAGATACACCAGTCATCAAACTTACCTGTGCCAAACGAAAGCTTGTCACCATTACTAGTTGTGAGTATGGGTCTAAGCATTTTCAATCTCCCATTTCTTTAAGTCATAAATCTCTGTAGCCCTATGAACTGCTGAACCACCAAGATTCCAGATTGCTGGCTTCTCTTCTACCTTTCGTATTCTTGTTAAGAAATACTGGTAGCCACAAGCCAACCAAGTTGTGATGCTTGAGTAACTTGTATGTTCTGGGACTTCATGTCCATTAATAGTTATCATCTAGTCTCCTTTTAGAAAGGGAAAGACACTGGTCGAAAGGAGACGAAAACTCCCAGCATCTTTCCCTGTGGCAGGTTCACACGGAACACCTGTTGACAACAATACCATACTTCTCATTTATAACAATCTCCTTAAACATGGCGTGTCAAACTTGACTCGGTAAATAATTAATATAAATTAATTACTTACATACCAACGGATGGTTAGTACCATCCGTTTAAGTTATGAAACTTAATTGCATTACATGGGTCATCATCATATCTCCTTTTGATGTAACGAAAACCCCTTGTGACCTGCTTCTTTACTGGTAACTCCTTCGGAGTCTTAAGCATTTGAAACAAACCATAAGCAGTTGAGTCAGGATTCTGTGCTTGGTAATCCCATCTTGATTCTCTTTGAATCAAAACTACCAAGCAAGAAAACTGAGTCCTGTCATATCCATATTTGATTGACCTCTCATGCACATAACGGACATGGTCCATCTTGGTTTGTTCGGGTGGTTCTGCAACCAACAACCATTCCAATATCATTCGTCTTCCTCTTTGTATATCTCTTCATATAGTGGCTTGGATATGTCTAACACTTGCATGAATAGACTTCCAATCATTGCAATGAACTCAACTCTGTCTTGAATGCTGTTGCTAATCTCGGACCAAAGTCCGTCATCATAAACAATCTCACTCAAGAATCCAGCAATGTTATCAAGCTCATCCATCCCTTCAAAGAGTCCTGAATACTTCTCCTTGAATGAACTGTTGATTATGTTCTTGAACTCTTCATCACTCATGCGACATCTACTATCTCTAGTGCTTTAATCTTTCTCTCTCTTCTTATCTTTGCTCTCTCTTGATATGTAGTGCCACCCCAAATTCCAAATACATGATACTGCAATGCGTAGTTAAGACAAGTAACTTTTGATTCACACTTGTTACATAACATCTTCGCATACCTTCCATCATCAGTATTTCTCCTTGGGAAAAATAGTTCAGGGTCTGTCTGAGTACAAAGCATCTCATTCTCAAATGGTGGATGATTCATAGGACTCCTTGATTGTCTCGTCAAACTTCTTAACTGCAGCACTAACTTGATTGTATAGATACATCAAGTCAGAGCAGATTCTATTGGCTTCCATCTCTAATGAAATAGAATCCAACAGTTCATCCACACCAGCACCATCAAGATGCTTGTCTAGTTCATCAATGGTCTTCTTCAAGAATGAAGAGAACTTAACTACTTCATTGTATTTCAAAACTTACTCCAATCTGGTTCTTCTTGTGGTTCTTCGTATTGCTTAACATAATCAAACAATGCTGGGCAAGTAGATGCAAAGTGAAATCTATCCACCAAGAATCTCCTACCATTATCTGCTGTCTCAATGTCCAACTTTGCATAGCAATGCGGACAAGTGATGTTAGTTAGTGGCACCTTCACCTACCCTTACCTTTCTTATTTTGACTTCAATATCAAAGTCGTATCCCCTACGAAGTAACTCCTCTGTTACTTGTTGTTGAATAGAAATGTCAGTAACACTGTAACATTCTAATTCGTAGATAGAGACATCTAAAGCCCTATAGGTTTTCTTTAGTT